TGCAGATTGGCCGGATGAAATCTGATGGGTAAACCAACACTACAATCTATTCATGTAGAACTTGAAAAGCACATGGCTGTGTCTGATGAGCGTTGGACAGAAACCATACTGCGTATCAAGCGCATTGAGCATATTATGATTGGCTCTGCCGGAACTATGATTGTTTTGTTATTGGGTGTAATCCTGCGAGGCTGACATGGAGCCTATCACAACAGCCGTAGCAGCCGTAGCAGCCGCAAGTAATGCTATAGCATTTATCAAAGCAAGGATTAACGATGTTCAATCTGTTGCTGATATTTCACAACAAATCAGTACGCTCTTTGACTGTCAAAAGAAACTCAATGATGAGCGTAATAAACAAGCTGGTGTCGGTGACATCAAGTTTCAAAGCAGTATTGATGCAGTTCTTGAAGCAAAGAAATTACAGGAGCAAATGCAAGAAATCAAAACTATGATTAACTTGCGGTTTGGCCCGGACACATGGCAGGAAATCGTTGACCTTCATAATAAGAAACTCAGGGAACAAAAAGAAGCGGAGAAAGCGGCGCGTAAAGAGGCTGCACGAAGGGCCAAGGAAATTGAAGAAACGATTAAGGCAACGCTACTCATCACCGCTATTATCGCAGTCACAGTAGCTTTATTTGTTTTCTTGTTCGTTACTGTAGCGCAAAGTAATGCAGAGGAGATTGTGTTGTGACAGATTGGTGGAAGCGATATATACAGTTTAATCTTACGGCGAAACTTACAATGCTTGCATCTGTTGCCATGTCATGGCGTTGTGCCGAATGGTTTATGAATCTTGAATCACCTACAACTCAGCAATCAGCATTTGTATCTGTAATTATGGGTGTGATGACAGGCGTATACGGCATTTATCTTGGTAAGGAAGCAAGAACAACCAAGGAATAGTATGCCAAAGTTAAATGAAAATACTGAACTAGCAATGCCAATACGCAATTTGATTGCGTTAATTGGTGCAGCAACAGTAGGAACATGGGCTTACTTTGGTGTTATAGAACGGCTTAACACAATTGAAAATAAACTTATCTTAATGGAAACTGATTTGGCTATGAATACAGAGTTTCGCATTAAGTGGCCTAGAGGAGAGATGGGCAGTCTGCCAGCTGATTCAGAACAGTTTATGATGATTGAGCATTTGGCAAGTGAGTTGGAAAAGTTGGCAGAAAGTATAGAATCAGGTAATGCGCCACATGACCAGCAACAGAAGCTTGTGTTAGAGTTTTATGATAGGCGGCTTACAAAGATTGAAGATAATATTGAGAAGCTAACGAACCATGATTGAGATGACTTTTGTTTTGCTGCTTATGATAGGTGATGAACGTGTTGAGTATACGCCTTATAAGAATTTGTCAGAGTGTCTGACAATACGCCGTAAGATAAAACGCAACGTAGGTCATACTACTGACTTTGATAAGAAGTGGTCATGTAAGCAGCTGAAGGTTAAGATAGAGGCTGGTGAGATTATGGAGATATTGGAGGAAGAATGATACAGGCTTTAATCGGCCCTATAGCCTCGCTGGCTGGGTCTTGGATGCAAAGTAAGGTAGAAGCTACCAAGGCCAAGGGTAAGGTGGCTCAGGCAAAGGCTGAGGCCGAAGCGGAGTTGATGAAGCATGAGGCTGGTTGGGAAAAGGTTATGGCCCAAGCCAGTGATAACAGTTGGAAGGATGAAGCATGGACTATTTTATTTATTGCTATCATTGGGATGTGTTTCATCCCGCCTTTGCAGCCTTATGTAGAGCGTGGGTTTGAAGCACTTGATGGTACGCCAGAGTGGTTTCAGTATGCCGTCTATGCCAGCATAGCTGCGAGTTTTGGTTTAAGATCGTTGAAGGGTATTAAAAAATAAACAAGGGGCAGAGTGAAAACCAAACTGTAAGGTCTTACTTCTGCCCCTTTTAGGAAGCGGTTGCTAGTCCTTCTTTTATTCAAAGCGGTGTCTAGCTTCGATCTGCCCAGTAGGACAATCGCCGTAACATGTTTAATATAGGTGCGCATTATGAAATTGTCAAAGAATTTTTCATTAGCTGAGATGCTGAAAAGCCAGACAGCTGAACGTAAGGGTATACCTAACGAGCCTACTGATGAGCATATTAAATGCATGAAGATGTTGGCTAAGAATATATTGCAGCCAATACGTAATGAGTTTGGTTCGTTTATTGTATCATCAGGCTACCGCAGCCCGGAGTTATGTATTGCTATTGGATCGAATATCCACAGCCAGCATGCGAAGGGTGAGGCCGCCGACTTCGAGGTTGCTGGTGTGGATAACTATGATCTTGCGTTATGGATACAAGAGAATCTAGATTTTGATCAGTTGATATTAGAGTGTTATACAGGTGGCAACAGTGGTTGGGTACACTGTAGCCACACTTGGGAAGATAATCGCGGCCAGACCCTGACATATGACAGGGCTAACGGCTATAGAGACGGCCTCTTACGCGATTAACTTCATCCATTGATACATTTTTGTAGAAGATTTTTGATCCTCTGCCAGTATTAGAATAGTTTTTCTTTTGGATTTTGCGTCCAAGTCTATCTAATTTATCTTCTATTTCTGGTATACGCAGATCATTAATCAGCTGTTGCCATGAAGGTACATTCATTGTGCTCTAACCCATCTATCATCTTGCTCCTTTAGATTGAACAAGATCTTCCTAATTTGTTGATGCAATCCCATCTCTCCAATATTCAAGACTGGGGTTCCAAATAAGTCATGAGGCTTGGGCTGATGTGCTTCTAATGCTTCATACACGATATCCAAATCCTCAAGACTTATAGCAATGCGAATTATATCTGACATTAGAATGGTATATCATCAACGACAGGTGTAGGATTTGTATCTACTGTTTCACGTGAAACATTTGGTGGTGGTGTACCACCTTGTTTCTCTGATCTTTTGAATGATAGATACTTTTTACCATTCTTGTCTAGTTGACGCCATGCTGCGATGCGATGGTTGTCATCGATTGGCCCGGAGTAGTGCGGCTGCTTGTTATCATCAGTTGCATCCTCATTGCCATACATAACACCAACACGCTCGAACACTACAAGCACGTCACGACCTTGCTGGTCTTTGTCCTGTATGATGGCAACCTGTTTGTTGTTGCCATCTTTGTCTAGCTTGCCAGTAAGCAATAGGTTTTGTGATTCGAAGGGTGCGTGAGCCGCACCCCTGTTTGTATTATCATAGTCCATTACCATGTCCCTTCATCGTCTGGGTTGATGTGTTGTACTTTGCCCTTTGGTGCTTTGCTTGCTTCATCGCCATCATCATCTTCTGATGGTAGGCCAAGGGCTGACTGCAAGCCGTACCGCTTGGCATATGTAATGCCGCTGCCCATCTTCTGTGGGTCAGCTGGATCTTTGGATCTAATTGGTGTGCGTGATGTACGTTGCTCACCAGATGGTGCATGTATTAGTACGGTACGCACAAACGTCATGCCAGCATCACCATTGAACTCAAAGTCAATCTCTTGCGTGAAGCAGATGCCAAACTGTGTGGCTTGATTAGCCGCACTGATGACAGCTTCGAGCGAAGCATAGCTGCTTTTGAAATGTGGGTTCTTTGAATCCTTGCTGGCTGATACTGCCAGCTTCTGGAACTCAAGCAATGCTTCAGCCATATTCTTGGCTTGTGGTTTGGTTTCTTTCTTCGTTGTCATATTATGCCTCCTTGTTTACAACGATGCGGCATGCGCCGCGTTTGTCACGCCGCACTGCCAGCAGATCACAGAACACTTCGCGTTCGTCATCCCTGATTAGTGAGCGTAATTCTTTCTTTGCAGATTCATTAGCTTTGGCTGAATCTACAGTGTTGATGTATTCGTGTGCCATTGCCACAAAGTGATTGTCACTGCTGGCATCACGTGCCTTTAGGTTGTTGATAGCAACAGATGACCAATCAATCTTCCATGTATCAATGTCATGGCTTGGCTCTGTATCTGTAGTTACACACTGCCAGAACTTCTGACAGCGTTTGATGACTGGCTTGAACCAGCTTTCGCTGTAGTCTACAGAACAGTAGCCAATATCATTGCCAAAGATTACTGACAGGTATGCTTTATCAATGTGCGATAGCGTCATGTACAGCTGTATTTGCGGCATGTAAGCATCCAGCATATCATTGAGTGACTTCATACTGCTTGTATGTTTGCACTCAAGTATGGTCTGCTTACCTTCATCTGAGTGAGCAATGGCATCGATGGTGCCTTTGAATGGTACGCCACTGATGATACGCTGCACCTCAACTTGTGTCTGTTCGATGGTGTGACCTGTATCTTGGCAGAACCAATCGATGTTGAACTGTTCGGTGAATGACCCCAGCTGCACACGAAAGATATGGCTTAGATCTTCTGGCTCTTTGCGTCCAGTCTTGACCAGCCACAGATCGTGCCAGTTACCTTGCATGATATTGTATAGATCAGATCCACCAATGAATCCTTGTCTGTTCATATTTGCCTCCTGTTATGAACTGCATTATTGCACACGATTGTAAGAAATACAAATG